TGGCAATGTATTAAAGTATGCGTCAAGATATGGCAAAAAGAACGGAGCAAATCGTGAAGATCTTATGAAGATCATGCACTATACTCTATTAGCAATTAATGAACATGACTTAAAGGAGTCGAATAATGAAACTTAGTAATGAAATAAAAGATGTATTGAGTAACTTTCAAGGGATCAATAGTAATATTGCTCTTGGTGAAGAAGGCGGATTCATTCGATCAATGTCTACTTCTAAAACACTTATGGCAAAAGCCAATGTAGCATTTGAATCACCATATCCATTTGGCATTTATGACTTAGGTGAATTCCTAGCTTGTCTTAATATGTTTGATGATCCTACTCTATCGTTTGATGATGATAAAAAGTATGTGACAATCACAGATGGTGTTACACAATTTAAATACTACTTCTCTGATATCGACATTCTAACTGTCCCTACAAAAGATATTGCGTTACCATGTAGCGATATTCAATTTACTCTTACGTTAGACCAGTTAAACCAGCTGCGTAAAGCTTCTGCTACTCTTAAAACAAATCAACTAAGCATTCGTAAAAATGATAGTGCATCATTTATTGAGTGTATTATTGTTGACAAGCAGAATCCAACTTCAAATCAATTCTCTATGAACATATCTAATTGCAGTATAAATACTTCTGCAGACTTTGATTTAGTCATAGACATGAATAATTTTAAATTCATCAATGCTGACTCTTATGATTTTGGTATTGATAAGAAGTTAATAGCTTCTGTAATGGCCGGCAACACACAATACTGGGTTGCTCTTGATAAAACTACAACATTTAAGGAATAATAATGGCAGATAAAAAAACTGAAACAGTTGAAGCTCCTGCGGAGCAACCAATTCACACTATTAATCTAGGTGATCTTAATGCTGTAATTCGTATCATTGATGTAGTCACTAAGCGTGGTGCAATCAATGGAGATGAGTTAGCTGATGTTGGTGCAGTACGTAATAGAATTCAAGAATTCATTACAGCATCTACTCCAGCAGTGGCACAAGCTGAAGTTACTGACGAAACTCCAGCTGAGTAAGTATGTACTTTTGACATTTGTGTGGTATAATAATACCATACAAAATTATATTATGAGGTATTCGTGAAAGAAGAATTTTTATTCGTAGAAAAGTATAGACCGAAAACCATAGAGGATTGTATTCTCCCTCAAGCATTAAAAGATACATTTAAAAAAATAGTTGCTAAGGGAGAACTTCCTAACATGATGTTTACCGGTTCGGCTGGTGTAGGTAAGACTACAGTAGCCAAAGCCTTATGTAATGAATTAGATCTTGACTATATGATGATTAATGGTTCCGAAGATGGAAACATTGATACGTTACGTGGTAAGATCAAACAGTTTGCAAGTACTGTATCATTACAAGGTGGATTCAAAGTAGTTATCCTCGACGAGGCTGATTATCTTAATCCGCAATCTACACAACCTGCTCTTCGTGGTTTCATTGAAGAGTTTAGTAATAACTGTAGATTTATTCTTACTTGCAATTTTAAGAATCGTATTATTGATCCTCTCCATTCGAGATGTTCTATATATGAATTCAATATAGGTAACAAGGCTGAAATGGCAGAGCAGTTTATGGCTAGGCTAAAGTTTATCCTTGATTCCGAACATATTATACATGATAATGCAGTGATTGCAGAACTCATTATGAAATACATACCTGATTGGCGACGCATCATTAATGAGTGTCAAAGATATGGTATGAGTGGTCATATTGATACCGGCATTCTTGTTACTCTATCTGAGTCAAGTATTGCTGGATTAATGCAAGACCTCAAGACAAAAAACTTTAAGAAGATGCGTAAGTGGGTTACAGATAACATTGACGTAGAATCAGCAAAGTTATTTAGAATGGTTTATGATAATATGTCAAGCTATGTCCAACCACAGAGTATTCCTCAATTGGTTCTCATACTTGCAGATTATTCATACAAAGATAGCTTTGTAGCAGATCATGAATTAAACGTAGTGGCATGTATGACTGAGATCATGTCACAAATTCAATTTAAATAGGAGCTTATATGATAGCAATGTTGGCGGACTACGCGACAATTATTTTAATGTTAGCAATGGTAAATGTTGTTTGGCAATTGGAAAAAGCAGCAACAATACTTAAAGCTATGAACGCAGTTATATCGGAGCAAATAAAAGATGACTAAATATTCAAACATAACACCGTACAGAGAAACTAATAATTTCTTTGCATCACCAACTCTTTATGAGAACATAAGAGATTTTTTATTAGATGAAATAATCGAAGTTTGCTTTACTAAAAAGAATGGCGACGAGCGTAAGATGTTATGTACGCTAAAGTCTGAACATATCCCTGCTTATAATGCACCAATATTAGAAGATGAATCGGGTACTGTAGAGAATAAATCTTATATGAATGTATTCGATGTTGAAAACAATGGATGGAGATCATTTCTCATTGATAATGTTAAATACATAAAGACTAACCTATGACGAATGAAAATAAAGTAATAGATTTCTTTACTGGTAAACCATACTCTCAAGAGAAATTTGCCAGACATCCAACCTCTGGATTTGTATTGGCCGATAGAGTTGTTGAAGAGATTACTAAACTTAATGTTAACCCATTAGTTATCGACGCTGGTTGTGGTATTAATCCATTCAAAAATATGTTTGATAACATTATTGGATTTGATGCAGCACCATATCCTGAAGCAGACTTCCAAGCAACATTCCATCAAGCGCATCACATATTTAATAGAGAATTTGCTGATGTTGTCTTTGCATTAGGATCATGTAACTTCGGTACAATGGAAGAGAATCTATATTATTTTGATTACTTTATGCAATGGCTAAAACCTGGCGGAATATGTGCAGTAAGAGTTCACATTGACAGAAAACCAGAAGCACATCACGATGGCATAACTTATGTACCATGGACAATAGACACTGCAGATAAATGTGCACATGAATGGTTTAAGAATTATTTTGATGTAGTAGAGATGCATATTGAAACAATGACTAAACCGCCTTACTCTAAATTAGCAGTATGGATATGGAAAAAGAAAAAGCATATTGGAGCATCACGTTGAATCCATTTGCTTTCATAACATCAATATCAAATTCAAAGATTGATATACTTGAGAATGAGAAAGACTATAATGCCTTTATGGTAAACCGCGGTCTTTCTTATTTTCCTGATACTGTCATATACGCTAATGAAATGAATAAGTTCCACCACCTGGATAGCCGCCTCCAGTTCGACTTTCTTATAAATATTGTAAGGAAACGAAATCGTTTTTCTAAGTGGAACAAAAATGTAGAAAGTGAGAAGCTACAAATTGTAAAAGAATATTATGGCTATAGTAATGAAAAGGCTCGTGATATACTTCCGCTTTTAAGTAATGAACACTTAAATATTATAAGAGGAAGAATACAGCATGGCGGACAACAAGGATAGTTTAGTCAATTGGTCACCGGAGATGATGCTAGAAGTTAAACTAGCAGAACCCGATGATTTTTTAAAGATCAGAGAAACACTAACACGCATGGGAGTAGCATCCAAGCGTGACTCTCAATTATTTCAATCATGCCATATCTTGCATAAGCAAGGTAGGTATTTTATAACTCACTTTAAAGAGTTATTCTTATTAGATGGTAAGCCATCAAACCTAACAGAAAATGACATTCAAAGACGTAATACAATTGTTACACTCATGTCTGACTGGGGATTATTAGAAACTGTTAAACCTATTGGAGAAACTGCTCCATTAAATCAAATAAAAATAATATCACATAAAGAAAAAGGCGATTGGGAATTATGCCCCAAGTATAATATTGGAATAAAATAATGAAAATGATGACGTATCAATACTCCGACGGAGATATTGATTTACACTATGATTATATATTTGTGCAAAGATGCCCAGAGATATTTGTTAAAGCTCTAAACAGTATGAATATTGTTAAGAGTATAAACTTTCAAGAATGCTATGAGAAGCACGGAGTCTGCACAATCCAAACACGTTCAGAATCACCCGTAGAAACATATGAGTTTGACGACTTTGTTGAAGGCATGGATGCTGGCCAAGGTAAAAATTATCAAATCACTTATATAAAAACACCTGATCAAGATATAAAAATAATTAATGCAAGTATATCTTATGAAACTGAATTGGACCCAGAAATTCCTTTGAGGAAGTATATCCGATCATGGGAACGAGAACAACAAATTAAATTTGCGGACGCTTACCCTGAATTGGACCCAGATGAAATATTAGATACATTAGGTGTAAATGTACACAAAGCTTGGAAAATTAATTTACCAATTTCATCAAGAATAATTACAAGAGATATATACCTTAGTCAAGCATGCGAAGTTTTAGATTTAGTTACTGATGACAATACTGTTCTTGTTGCTGATCTACACTTCGAAGATAATTATTTACCTGAAGATGTAATGTTAAAACCTAGAGGTTTAATAAATCATGCAAGTAATGTAGATTCATTTAAACTACCACCAGAAAAGGGTGGTGAATGGATAAGTTTACAAAAAATTATAACTACAGAAAATAGCAATATAGATATATCTAAAGTGATATGTAAAGAACAAGAAGGAGTTCCGTTTGGACATCATCCATTAGAATTTGAAATTTAAATTATGATTACACATTTGTTATTAGGGACCATTTTTGGTCTCATTATTGGAATTATACCCGCTGCTGGAGCTACGACAGGTCTTGTCATTCTATTTGGCTTCATGCATTTATTCTCAGATCCTTATCTTGGTGTTGTCTTTTGTATGGCAGCAGTCGCAGCATCTACTACAGGCGATACATACACTGGAGTTTTATTAGGAATTCCTGGTGCAAACTCATCCGCTGCTACAATGGTAGATGGTTATCCATTAGCTAAACAAGGCAAAGCAACATATGCTTTAACTGCAGCAATCACAACAAGTACTGTTAATGGTCTCTTATGGGGAACACTTACGTTTGCTTTACTCCCTTGGTATATGAAACTTATGATGATCTTTGGGGTACCTGAACTATGGGCATTTACTATGTTAGCTCTTGCTTGTGTAGGATTTGTTAGTAATAGATTTTGGGTAAGAAGTATAATTGCAATAATACTCGGTTTATTTTTAGGTATGATAGGAGTAGATCCAGTTACAAATGCCGATCGTTGGACATTTGGTTGGGATTACTTAGCAGATGGTATTCAGATTATGCCGATGGTTGCTGGTCTATTTGCTATACCTGAAATATTAGATGGACTAAAACAGGGTAAAGCTACAACACAACCACACGACACATCAGGACAAACATGGGATGGAATTAAAGCAACATGGAAATATAAATGGGATGCATTAAGAGGTGGAGCAATAGGTGCATTTGTAGGATTCTTGCCAGGCATTGGTGGCGGTGTTGCTGATTGGATGGCATACGGTTCAACATTAGCTACACATCCTAACGAAGAGTTTGGTAAAGGAAATATACGTGGAGTGATTGGACCAGAAGGATCTAACAATGCTCAAAAAGCAACAAGTATGATTCCAACAGTTTTATTCGGAATTCCTGGTGCTTCATTCGCAGCAGTACTCATAGCTTTGTTTATGTATTTAGGATTTGAATTAGGCACAGTTGATTTAGCCTATGATTTAAGATTTTTTGATAGCCTTACATATGGATTTATGTGGGGTACGGTATTAGTTGCATTTATATGCATAGCTTTAAATAAGTATCTTTGCAGGATATCTTATGTACCGTATAAGTATTATTTTCCGTTACTCGTAGGTTTTATTGTATGGGCTTGTACTCAATACACTGGCGGGTGGGAAGATTATGTAATCTTGCTTATATGTTCTTTTCTGGGTGTCTTTGGAAAAGCGTATAAGTATAGTAGACCTGCCATGTTAATGGCGTTCATTTTGAGCTACAAGGTCGAAACGTTGACTCTTCAAATGAGTTCTCTATACACTTGGGAAACTTTGATGACGAGGCCAATATTTTTAGGTTTAATAATATGTATTGTATTATTATTTTGTTTATCATTGAAGAAGAATAAATTGGAGTATTCATGAAGAAATTATTAGCACTATGCCTAGCGGCATTAACTACAACAGCAATTGCCGACTACACATTTGTTGTGCCACAGAAACCTGGCGGTGGAACGAGTGTATGGACACAAATCGTTGCTGATCAACTTGAACCTTTCTTAGGAGAGAAGATAGTTATACTACATCACCCAGGAGCAAGAGACATTCCTGGATTTAACAAATGGCACAATGAAATGAGAGACGATGACAAAGTTGTTATGGTTTCACACGGTGGTAATGGTGTATCATTTTTACAAGAGAATGTAGACTATAACTATGGTGATTACGAATCAATTGGGCTTATGAATCTAAATATTATTGCCGGTAAACGTATTGGTGCTGATATGGATTTCCCTAAATTTGCTTCGGGATCTGGTCAAACACCAGAAGCTTGGGCATTTACACAGTTAATATGTGGTCCAGACAAGACTATGCAAGAATATGCTGCCTGCTTTGAAGAGCATGTAACGTGGGTAAGCGGTATGTCTGGCGGAGAACGCAGACTTGCGTTTAAACGTGGAGAGTTAACTGGTACAAGAGAGAATCCAGCGGCATATAAGAAACACGTGGCTGGAGATGAGAACGCTGAAATGTGGTTTCATCATGGTATACTTCAAGCAGACGGAAGTCATGCCGATGATCCTAACTACCCAGGATTTCAATTCGAAATCTTATTTGAAGAGAGATGGGGTGTGGCACCTTCTGGAGAATTCTATGATGCCTATAAGCTTGTGAAGTCATTTCGTGATGGTATGCAAAAAGCATTATGGGTAAACAAAGGTAATCCAAATGCATTCGAATTACAAAATGCATTAACTAAAATGAGTCAAGATCCTGATGCTGTTGCAGCTATTCAAAAGAAAGTTGGTCAATATGACTGGCTTATCGGAGAAGCTGGTAATAACCATCGTGATACACTTATGACATTTATTACTGCCGAAGCTTTACAGAATCTTGTATGGTTTAATACAGAAGCTTTAGGTATAGCAAGTGTATATAAAGAAGGTCTTGTTAAGTAATCTTGACAATTTAAAAGAAAGGTCAGAGTATCATTTTGACCCATTCGATAATAATCCTGCTCATGATACCATACGGTATGTGGGCAGGTTTAATGGTGATTGGAGTAAAGAGTTACAAGAAACAATAGAAAGTAGCACAGAAGTTACATGGCGAACTCGTAATCCAAATTCAAACCGTTCTGAACAAGAATTTGAATCAGAAGAATATGATATTAAAAGAGCTGGTGGAGATCCTAATCATCCAATAGGAAATATGAATTATGATCTTCTTCCTGTATTCCAGAAAATGGCTGATGCTCTTTATTTAGTTGATGGTGAACGTCCAATACAATCTAGAGTACATACACAAACACAAGGTCAAGTCTGGTCTTTGCATATAGATAAATTAAATAAATATGCTCCAAAAGATCCGGATAGTGTATTTAGATTTTTTATTATGTTAAACGATTGGGAACCAGGACACTTTATACAGTTTGGAAACTATATGCATACAGGTTATAAAGCAGGAGAGATTTATACATTTGATTGGTATAATGTTCCTCACTGTACAGCTAATGCTGGATTAAGCCCGAGATCTAATTTACTGGTCACTGGAATAGCTACAGAAAAAACATATAAATTACTTGCAAATCCTAAGGTAATTTCGATATGAAGAATTGGATTTTTATAACAGGAGCTCCTGGATCACGGTGGAGTGGAGTCGGTCAAGAAGTAAGATTTAATCATCATGCTGATATTACCGATTATGTGGCAGAGAAAGAATACAAACATGGGCAATTCAGTGGTCACAAAGGAAATTATTATGGCCCTGGAATGTTAAACGGAACATGGCTAGATAAAGAATTAGGTACAAAAGAACAATGGATTGATGAGATTAATAATAGCTTCTCAGGACCAGAAGATCAGGTCAAGGTGCTTATGTCTCATCACTTCGCATATTATCTTGAAGAGATAATGGAAGTATTTCCAGAAAGTCAGATCATTGCGTGTGTACGTGATTGTGATGATTGTATGGAATGGTGGAAGAAAGCTGGTGGATGGGATATAACCTATCCTAGTTATGAATGGTATAGAGATGACATTAAGATGAAACATGATATATACTATCAGAATAAAGCTATTCGCCAGTGGGTTCATAAATATGATGTAAAAGAAAATCATAATTTAGGCTCACAAAAACATAAAGACCTAAAGGTTTTTGTGTATAAATAAGTATGAATATGCCGAAAGGGTATTCGTTTTTTAACCTTGCTATATATAGGAGGTCAATATGACAAACTTAGCATTTACAAACTTCCCAAGGGATACATTCTTGGGATTCGATCAACTCTTTAACACATTACAAAATACTACATTCGAGGCCGGTCGTGGTCAAGGATATCCCCCGTATAATGTAATTAAAAGAGATGATGGTCACTTTCTAATTGAAATCGCTGTTGCAGGATTTAGGAAAGAAGACATTGATTTAACACTTGAGAAAGGTGTTTTAACAATTAGCGGTAAGAAATCTGGTGCTGCAGATACACGAGAGTATGCTCACCGCGGTATTTCTCAAAGAGCGTTTGAGCGTTCATTTACTTTGGCTGACACACTAAAAGTTGTTGGTGCCGATATTGTAGATGGAATGCTTGTAGTTATTTTGGAGAACAATATTCCAGAAGAAGACAAGCCTCAAACTATCAATTTAGGTGACCTGCCGAAATCAGCCAAAAGGTTGTTACTAGGCTAAATACTAAGGAGCACATGGCATATTCAGAAAAAGTTTTAGATCATTACAATAATCCACGCAATGTGGGTAAAATGGATATGAAAGACCCAAATGTGGGAACTGGTATGGTAGGTGCTCCTGCTTGTGGCGATGTTATGAAATTACAAATACGTATAGAAGAAGGTATTGTCACAGATGCAAAATTTAAAACATATGGTTGCGGATCAGCAATTGCTTCAAGCTCATTATTAACAGAATGGGTGAAAGGTAAAACAATACATCAAGTAGAAGAAATTAAAAATACTGAAATTGTTGAAGAGCTTAATCTGCCTCCAGTAAAAATCCACTGTAGCGTATTAGCAGAAGATGCTATTAAATCAGCAGTTGCAGACTATATTAATAAACAACCAAGGGAACATAGATGAGTGAAAGTAAATTGATTAATAGATTAATCCGATTAACATCGGGCGAAGAAATATTATGTGGTATAGGAGATCAAAATGAAAGTACAACAACGGTATTTAACCCAGTACTTTTAATTCCAGAGCCAGGCGCAACTGGCAGAATCGGATTCATGCCTTACTTAGGTTATAGCGAATTAGCAGATGGTCTCGTTATTAAAGAAGAGCACATTATGTTTATTGTTGAACCTGAAGAACCTTTAATGAAAAAATATAAAGACATGATTGATGGTACAATCGAAATCATACAAGCACAACCAGAATTAATGCTTTAATATGAATCTTAACATTGAACATTATGTCCATAAGGACATATGGATTAATGATAGCCTTTGTGATGAAATAGTAACCACGTTAAATAAAGAAGATACGTGGTTACCATTCCCTAAAGATGTAGTTAATGCATATCCTGATGCACCACGAAAACAAGATGGCATTGCTGGTTCAACATTAAGTATTGACTGGGAACAGTTCATAGGTGATCCTGATATTCCTGAACAAGATCGTAATTATGGTTTATGTCATATGCAAAATCAAGATCTATTGCTCACGCTGCGTGAAAGAATGCAAGCTGGATTAGAGCATTATGTTCATGAGTATTTAGAAGATATAGAATGGTATGATTATTTTAGAGGATTTACTGATCCTAAATTTATGAAATACGAGGAAACACACGACATGATGGAACACTGCGATCATGTAGGTAATGCTGTAGGTGGTAAAGGTATTCCAACAGTTTCTATTGTTGGCAATTTAGGTGATGACTTCGAAGGTGGAGCATTAAGATTTTGGGGTACTAAAGATTACTATTTTAAGAAAGGAGAGATTATGTTTTTCCCTAGTAACTTTTTATACCCTCATCGAGTTCGTAAAGTAACAAAGGGTTTAAGGTATTCTTTTGTAAGTTGGGTTTGGTAAATTATTAATAAACAAGTATGTACATCTAGCTTGATTCGTGTTATAATACACCCATGAATCAATCTTTTTACACGTCAGCCTTCCGACACGGGAAGGTCATCAAGTATTTGGGTTACGAGGATGGCAAGAAAGTTTCTTTCACTGTCCCGTATCGCCCTACTCTATTCGTTACAAGCAAACAAAACAATCCTCATGATTGGCATGCCTTAGATGGTACGCCAGTAGAACCTATAGTATTTGGTTCTATGGGTGAAGCTACTGACTTTATTAAGTCTTATGCAGACGTACCTAACTTTAAAATCTATGGCAATACCAACTATGTGTCACAATATCTTAATGATGAATTCCCTGGTGTAATCAAATGGGATCGTAACACAATCAATGTTACCTCAATCGATATTGAGACAAAGTTCGGTGATGGTTTCCCTGATCCTAAAGAAGCTGATCAAGAGATTACAGCAATCACAATGAAGAATAACATCGATGATACTTACTACACATTTGGGTGTGGCGAGTATGATGTAGATAATTCTATCATGCAAACCCATTCCGTGATCTATGTCAAGTGTGCAGACGAGAGAGAACTATTACACAAATTTGTATATCATTGGTCTAAGACTTCCCCTGATATCGTTACAGGTTGGAACTGTGAATTCTTTGATATACCATATCTCATTAACCGTATAAGACGTATCTTTGACAATGGTCGTGAGAAGTTCTTATCTCCTTGGCGTATGATTGATGAGCGTGAGACTCATACAGGTTATAATCAAACCGCAGTTAAATATGAAATCAAAGGTGTAGCCATCTTAGATTACATGGCAATATTCAAGAAGTTTGGTTATTCATATGGTCCACAAGAATCATACAAGTTAGATCATATTGCAAATGTAGTTCTCGGTGAGAAGAAGCTTGACTTCGGTGAAGCATCTGACCTTAACGAATTACATGATACAAACTATCAGAAATTTATTGACTATAACATCAAAGACGTAGAGCTAATCGATCGTATGGAAGACAAGCTTGGTCTTATTAGTCTATGTCTTACTATGGCTTACAAAGGTGGTGTGAACTATGAACAGGTTCTCGGCACGGTGGCTATATGGGATTCACTGATCTATCGTGACTTGCATGCTAAACGTGTAGCTGTACCACAAAACGAAGAATCATTTAAAGGTGCATATCCTGGCGGTTATGTAAAAGAACCACATATTGGTATGCATGATTGGGTATGTTCATTTGACTTGGCTTCTCTATATCCGTCAATCATTATGCAATACAATATGTCTCCCGAGACTATCTTACTTGATGATGAGCCTGGTGTAAATGTAGAATCAGTCTTAGCTGGTCATATAAAAAATACTAAACCAGGCACGGCATTAGCTGTAAACGGTGTTCGATTTAGAACAGACAAGCCTGGCATTATTCCATCAATTATTCAAGAGATCTATAACGATCGTCAAAAATTTAAACAAGCACAACTCAAAGCTGAGCAAGAGCTTGAATTGTGTGGTGTTAAATCAGAGATGTATGCATTAGAAAAACGTATTGCTATTGCTAAGAACCAACAAATGGCATTAAAAATCCTACTCAACTCTTTGTATGGTGCAATGGGTAATAAGTGGTTTAGATACTTTGACATGCGAATCGCTGAAGGTATTACACTTACTGGTCAAGCAACTATTCGTTGGGCAGAGAATAATTTGAATGATTACCTTAACAAAACTCTACAAACCAAGAAAGATTATGTAGTTGCCATTGATACAGACTCTGTCTATGTTTGTCTTAACGAGTTTGTCAAACGTCTTGGTCCAGCCAAACCAGTAGACTTCCTTGACCAAGTATGTTCAGGTGCATTAGAAGGTGCACTCAGTGAATGTTATGATCGTTTGTTTAAAACCTTAGGTGGTATAGAAAACAAAATGGTTATGGAACGTGAGGTAATTGCTGATCGTGGTATATGGACAGCAAAGAAGAGATATATCCTTAATGTGCATGATAATGAAGGTGTTCGTTATACTACACCGAAGCTTAAGATTATGGGCATCGAGGCAATCAAATCATCTACTCCGGCCATATGTCGTGAAGCATTAAAAGATATATTCCGTAGGATCATGGAAACAGATGAGGCAACCGTACAGGCAGACATAGCAAACTTTAAAGCAGCATTTAAACAAGCGTCTGCTGAAGAGGTGAGCTTTCCTCGTGGTGTAAACAATCTAAAGAAATGGACTGACAAGGAAAACATTTACAAGAAAGGCACACCTATTCATATTCGTGGTGCAATACTACACAACAATCTAATTACTACACAAAAATTAGGTAGAAGTATTCAGCAGATAACTAGTGGTGACAAGGTCAAGTTTACATATCTTGTCAAGCCAAATCCAATCAAAGAGAATGTGATTGCATTTGTAGATTATCTCCCACGTCAATTTAAACTTGAGAAATATATAGATTATAATCTACAATTCGAGAAGACTTTCTTGGGTGCTATCGATCCTGTTTTAGAAGCAATTGGATGGACCAGTGAGCATCAAGTATCACTTGAAGATTTTTTCGTATAAAAGTATGTACTTTGAACAAAAGTATGGTATAATATTAATAACAGTTATAAAAGGAGACTTATGTCAGCAGATTGGGTAAACGATATAAATCGTATGCAAACAAAATATGGTGTACGCGATTGGATAAAACATGCCACACCATTTCAACTTAAAAAATATTTAGAGTTTCGTTTAAACTTTATTAAAGAAGAGTATGACGAAACACGTGAAGCATTAATTACTGAAGATAGTGAAGAGATCGTAGATGGTCTTATTGACTTATGTGTTGTAGCTATTGGTACATTAGATGCATTAGGTGTAAATGTACACAAAGCTTGGGATGAAGTATATGAAGCCAACATGAATAAAGAAGTTGGTGTAAAAGAATCACGCCCAAATCCATTAGGCTTACCAGATCTAATCAAGCCTGAAGGTTGGACAGCACCAAGCCATGAAAATAATCATGGTATTATTGGTGATGCATGGTCAGGAGAAGATGCTTTAGAACATCCACAACCATCGCGTATGGATATTATTGGTCAAAATGGTAATGATGGTTTACATTATACACCAGGACCAGGGCCATTGGATGGCACACAAGCAAAAATTAATTGGGAAAAAGACTCGGAGTATATAAGATTATATGGGACCCCCGAAGATCCAAAAATCTAAAATAAACTACCGTACATGGTTAGTTTTATATAAAGGTAAAGATATTGATAAGATTACCTTGGAAGAGCATACTAAGTTTAGTAAAATGTATGCTGCATGGAAGGTAGGTAATATTGAGAAAGTATGAATTATTCCCTTACACTATTTAAAAGTATATTCGATAACAAAACTGAAAAGCGTATGGACTTTAATAAGTACCATCAATTTGAGCGTTTGTTATTTGATCTAGCCCAGCAGAAGCGTGAAGATAAAAAGTCGGCTCCCCTTATTTCTCCTGCGACATACAAAGAGAATACGACTCGTGCAAATAATAATGTAATCGGTTGGGCTGGTTGGTGCGCGGTAGATGTAGATGAACATGTATTCGATGGTAATCTTGAGCAAGAATTATTAGATCGTTATGGAAAATGGAATCATGTCGTTTACTCTACTGCTTCATCAACTCAAGAGCATCCTAAGTTTAGAATAGTATTTCCATTAACAATACATGTACCAAAAGAAAAGATCAAGCATTTTTGGTTTGCTCTGAACAAAGAATTAGGTGATATTGGTGATCCTCAAACAAAAGATCTATCACGTATGTATTATGTACCTGGAAAATATAAAGGTGCATACAATTTTATATTTAATAATTTCAGTGGTGAAGATATGAATCCATATGAGATTATGTCTAAGCACGACTATGTTGAGAAGACAGGATCTTTAATAGATAATCTACCACGAGAAATACGTAAACAATTATTAGCTCATCGTAAGAATGAAATGACAAATACAAATATCACTTGGAGCAATTATAGAGATTGCCCATTTGTTAATCAGAAGTTAGTAAAAGAGTATAATCAAATTACTGACACTGGTTGGTACGTAAAGATGTACGCAATCATGGTCTCTATAGCGGGTAACGCAATACGTAAGAAATATCCGATCACCGCTGCTGAGATTACAACATTATGTAAAGAGATAGATTATGAAAACGGAAACTGGTATAAGACCAGACCATTTGACAAGGAGGCAGATCGTGCCATTGAATTTGTATACGGAAACGTTTAACCAAACGGACATCGATCCGAAAAGATTATACGCTAGGGCCAAAGCTGAATCTGAAAAGATCACTTGGAATCCTAACAATAGAACTCGTGAGCAGATATTAATGGATTGCATGATGGGTCAATGTGCAGAATTGTATCTCATAGACAAGTGTGGATACACAGATAATCCTAATGGATTTATGGATGTGTTTGATTTAGAAGGACGTGAGATCGAAGTAAAGGTTACACGCGGTGAACACAATATAAAGTTTATGTTAGGTGATCTGTTAGTTCGTAAAATAGAATGGGGATACCATGTAGCTGATATAGTTTATTTTTATCTCTATGATCCAAAGTCAGGTGACTACACATTCTGCAGAGAATATAATTTTAATGGTACAGACTATGTACTTTCTAACTAAACTGTGTTATAATATACACATATCAATCGAGGAGTAAACATGCAAAAAGAATCAATCATAGTTCTGCAAGAATGTGCAGAGCTTCAATCTAAAAAGTCAGAAGACTATCAAAACCCAAATTCACAAGTAAAACAAGCAATGCATTATCGTCGTGGTGTAGATTCTATTCATGATACTATGCATGGCAAAATGCTTCGTGCTCAGTCTTTACTTGAATCCGGTCAAGCCAATAACTTTGAATCACTCGAAGACACATACAAAGATCTTATTAACTATGCATCATTTGCTGTAGCTTATATTCGTGGCAAGATGGAAGGTCAAGATCCAAACCTAGATTATCTCAATAATCCTAAAACAAATACAGTCGATGTTGATACGTCCGTATAAAGTCACTGACGTTCGTGACTACTTCATTGGTGCCAAGCAAGGTGGTGGTTACGGTCAGACTATAGATAAGACTGGCGTAAAATGTATTGAATTAATCGGTGCATCATTCTTAGCAGATGAACCTGCCATATTTGGTACACCTAATATAGAATACATTAAAAAAGAAATTGACTGGTATGAATCTATGTCTTTAAACATTAATGACATATATGGATTCGGTAAAGCTCCACCAGCGGCATGGCAATATGCAGCATCTAAAGGTGGCTTTATACATTCTAACTACGGCTATCTTATTTGGCATAAAGATAATGGCAATCAATATGATAAAGTTTTAAAAGAATTACAAGAAAATCCAACTAGTCGTAGAGCTCTTATGATTTATCAAAGACCATCTATATGGGATGAGTACGATTTAGATGGCTGTTCCGATTTTATATGTACTAATTCAGTTGCATATTATATCCGCCATGGCAGATTAGATTGCTCAGTTTCTATGAGATCTAATGATGTAGTATACGGATATAAGAATGATTATGCATGGCAACAGTATGTACTGCATAAGTTAGCAGATGATTTAGATTTAGAAGTAGGTAATATGATATGGCAAGTGCAAAACTTGCATGTTTATGAAAAGCATTTTGATTTAATTAAACCAAAAAATTATGCCTAAACAGTGGTTAAATGAGGAAGCACTTGATGTGCTAGTTAATTATTATTATCCAAGAGCTAAATGGCTTCAGGATAATGTCAATTGGGGTCCATTAGATTACGAAGGACCAGAAGCCAATAAAGAAATTAATGATCCTCTTATGCAGAAGATTGACATCTATGATTGTTATACAAGAAATGCTGCTGGCTTTTCAAATGTATTACAAGATTTATTTCTTGGTTCAAAGACTCCTAAATGGAGATGGCAAAACGAAAGACGTAGAGAGATTAACACATGGAATGATCAGATCACATGGGGTTTATCTGCACAGTTTTTTGTTATGATGTGTCATCGTATTACAGGTTCTGGTGCATCATTTGAGAATGACCATGGATATCGTAATAATATTATACAATATTGGGGTACACAGTTTGCTAAGGATGGCATAAAAGAAATGTGTGAAGATCTAATAAAGCGTAAAGAAGAAGGACCAATCTTTACTTCTATTGGTAACCAGCCACCTGCTCCAAAGAAGGGCACAACAAATGTAGACTTCATGACAAAAGAATTACCACCATTAATATTTAAATTTGTTGATTGGTTATTGTATGAAAAGATAGACGGTAAAGAAATGAAGACACACAAACAAATTGTTGATTATTTAAATGAATATAATAAATCAGCAGGACATAGAAAGTTTAATTTTCAATATGCAGCATTCTCTATGGACTGTTCAGATTATTTTCCTACAGCAGTAGATCCAGATTCACACACTTACTTAGGTAACAACGCTGTTCGTTGTATGCAGAAGCTATCATCAGGATATAAGCCAGATGAGTTTATGGATATATTAAGAGAACGTACAGGCGGTAGACCAAAAGATCTTGAAGATGTTATGTGTGACTTTGTAAGATTTGGTCAGAATTATGTACCAAGAGGTAACGGCACATTTGACCATATTCCTAGTACTATAACTAATAACAGCGGATGGGTATCTGGTTGGAAGCAAAGACAAGGTACACCACCAAATACTAATACACTACCAATATAATGCCACACAATAAACATGTAGAAGACGGATTCAATATCGATATCGGTATGATGCAACCTGAGGAAGCAAAGGAATATTACTTAGATCTTGCACAGTTTTGGACTGATCCTAATCCAGCTCCACGTATTGTTGAGCATGAAGGTATTCGAGTTGTAAGAGATGATGATTTAGTTGGATCGAAGGTCCGAGGTGGAGATTGTCTTATTAGTTCTCTTCCACGTCATATTGACACTATAGTTTATGTTCAGCCAAGAACTGGTTTGGCAGGTGTAAGTATATTAGATGTAGCAAAGAGACATAATAAATCTGTAAGATTATTTATGCCATCATCTAAAAAGATCTCACATCACCAAGCTTGTTGTATAGAGCAAGGTGCAGAGGTTAGCTTTCATAGAATTGCTGCCATGCCTAATCTAAATAAGATAGCAAAGGAATGGGCAGATCAGAGAGAGAATGCATTTTTTGTACCATTAGGATTAAAGCATAGAATGGTTACAGCAGGAATTGTAAAGGTTGCAAGTCAAATAAAAGAACCTGAGCAAGTATGGGTTGCTACATCAACTGGTGTATTGACTCGTGGATTACAGATAGCTTGGCCAAATGCAGAGTTTGTTTCTGTGGCTGTAAGTAGAAATATGAAGGCTGGTGAATTAGGTAGAGCAAAGGTTATATCTGAGCCACGTGCTTTCACGGCTCATGAGAGTAAAGAGAACTTACCACCATTTCCAAACATAGATACTTACGATGGTAAGGTATGGAAATATATTCCTAAGAATTCTGATAAAGATATATTATTTTGGAATGTAGGTAAAGAACCAGTATTACAAGATGAAACACTATATGAAACAACTGATAGCTATAGAAAATGGGATAAAGATTTATGATTACAGGAACATTTAATAAGATACCGAAGAAAAAGAATAGCCATGGATATGGCTGGGCTCGTACATGGGCAGAGAATCTAAATGTAGGTATTAACCACGAAGGTAACCCAGCTGAAGTAATTTATGTAGATCATGGAGTAAACTTTGGTGGTGGTCTTAATCTATTCGGTGGATTTAATGAAGAACTTAAACAACGTATAGATAATTTCTTAGCAGCTGATGAAGTTTATTCACTTGACATGGATATGCCAGAGTATGGTAATATGCTAGCCAAGAGAAAAGATGTTGAGGATAAAGAATGGTGTAGACGTGTTCAAGCTAAATGTTGGTCTGCAAAAACATTATTATCCACAGATCTTGACACTACTTGGTTGACAATTGGTGATTCTCATACAGCAGCATTTGCCCCACCAGGAAGCATGGTGATTAAAACAGATGGTCTTACACTTAATGGTCAACTTAGATCTAATTTTCAATATATAAAAGACCATATATGGAAATGCAATAATCTAAAAGGTATCACAATGTCATTTGGTAATATTGATATAAGACATCATCTTTGCAGATTAAATATAGATCCAAGAGATATGTGGATAGACTGGTTTAGATTTGGAGATAGCTTACCTTTTGAGGTAGAGTATTCAACTCCATGGCCGATAGAATTTGAAGGAAGAAGATTACCAAAGACTGGTTATTATAAAGGTAAACCATTTTGGGGTAGTCGTGAAGATAGAGTTATTCAGTTAGAACGTGTAATTGAAACATTTGAAAAAACTGATACACCTAGGGTCGCATATCCAGAAGAATGGTTAACCATGGATCCAGAAGTATTTGCAAAAGAAAAGATGGAAAATATGTCATCAGTTCATATATCACCAGAAGTATATAGGCGAAAAGATTTCGGTCAAGAGTATGTACTTCCAATATAACTGTGATATAATATACCTATCAAATTAACAAAGGAGTATAAATGGGAATAATGGATAAATTACAGAAGAACTCTCGTATCAAAGAGTCTTCTCAACTTGACAAAAGTAAATTGTTTAGTAATAAGGATATGGTGACTACACCTGTTCCTATGATTAATGTTGCGTTATCAGGTGACCCAGACGGAGGTCTGAGTTCTGGACTAACAGTACTGGCAGGACCAAGTAAGCATTTCAAAACTAGTTTTGGACTACTCATGGCTGCAGCATACTTAGATAAGTATGAAGATGCTGTTTTGTTATTCTATGATTCAGAGTTTGGTAGCCCGCAACAATATTTTAAGTCGTTCGGTATTGATACTTCCCGCGTACTACATAGTCCCATTACTAATGTAGAAGAGCTGAAGTTTGACCTAATTTCTCAGCTCGAGAATATCGAACGCGATGACAAAGTCATTATTATGATTGACTCTGTCGGCAACCTAGCTTCGAAAAAGGAGCTTGAAGATGCTATGAATGAAAAGTCAGTAGCAGATATGTCGAGAGCGAAAGCCCTCAAAGGTCTATTTAGAATGACAACACCCTACCTAACAATGAGAGACATCCCATTGATAGCAGTCAACCACACATATCAAGAAATAGGCTTATTTCCGAAGGCGGTCGTATCAGGTGGTACAGGTATTTACTACTCCTCAGATAATATCTGGATCATTGGCCGCCAGCAGGAAAAGAAAGGAACAGAAATTACAGGATATAACTTTGTCATTAATGTAGAAAAGTCAAGGTTTGTCCGTGAGAAGTCTAAGATCCCTATTTCAGTTACATGGGAAGGTGGTATTGAATCTTATTCAGGCTTATTAGATGTAGCAATAGAAGGTGGATATGTAGTTAAACCATCTAATGGTTGGTACTCAAAGGTTGACAGATCTACTGGCGAAGTAGAAGATAAAAAGGTTCGTATTGCTGAAACACTTAAAGAATCTTTTTGGACAGCTATTTTTGCAAAGACAGATTTTAAAGATTATCTTAAACGTAAGTATGAAGTCGGTCATGCCGATATGATTAAAACGTCACACCTAGAAGAAGGGTGGGATGATGCAGATTGAAACATTAATTCTTCGTAACTTAATGTTGAATGAGGATTATACCAGAACGGTTATTCCTCATTTAAAAACTGTATACTTTGAAGATCCATACAGATCTGTATTCAATGAGATTGTTACATTCGTTAATAAGTTTAATAAACTACCATCAGCTGATGCACTATCGATTGAATTAAAAAATAATCCAAGGATCACTGATGAATCACTTGCACTTATACCTGAAATTAGTAAGCTAGAATCTGAAGGAACTCAAGAATGGTTAGTTGAAAAGACAGAGAAATGGTGTCAAGACCGAGCAATCTATTTAGCAATTATGGATTCAATTAATATTATTGAAGGTAAACATGATACATTAGATAAGAATGCATTACCATCTGTATTGAGTGAAGCATTAGGTGTAAACTTTGATATGAGAGTTGGTCACGATTATGTTGATGACTCTGATAATCGTTTTGATTTCTATCATAGGCAAGAGGAACACTTACCATTTGACTTAGAAAAGTTTAACACAATCACCAAAGGTGGTCTCGTCAAGAAATCTCTTAATGTTGCTTTGGCTGGTACAGGTGTAGGTAAGTCTTTATTCATGTGTCATGTTGCAGCTGGTGCCCTAACACAAATGAAAAATGTGTTATATATAACTATGGAGATGGCAGAAGAAAGGATAGCAGAACGTATAGATGCTAACCTTATGAATGTGCCTATTGACCAGTTAGAGAATCTAAGTAAGGATATGTTTGATAAGAAGATGCATAAGCTTACTGACAAAGGTATTGGTAAACTTATTGTGAAAGAGTATCCTACAGGAGCTGCAAGTTCTATTCACTTTAGGGCATTACTAAAAGAATTAAAGATCAAACGTGACTTCACGCCTGATCTTATTTGTATAGACTATCTAAATATATGTGCCTCATCAAGAATGAAATCTATGGGTGGTGCAATCAATTCATATATTATGGTCAAAGCAATTGCAGAAGAATTGCGTGGCTTAGCAGTAGAGTATAACTTACCTATTGTTACGGCCACACAAACTACTCGTTCAGGCTATGCATCATCTGATGT